CGTGATTAAAGCATGGAGAGAATCACGTAACCCAGGACGTCCTACAGTTATCCTAGGCCCATCAGAAGAACTACGCCTATTGAGCGAGTTAACAGGTGGTGCTGTGTATGCTCCAGGCGCCACAGGTGGAACATCTATCAACGCTGGTTTAACAGCATTGGGAGATGAACTATTGGCAACAGGTATGCTACGTAACTTATATGGTTGCACAGTTATATTCACTACATTCTTACAGACAAATGTAGCCAATCGTTGGATTGACAATACATATGGCACAGCCAGCTATGTTGGCGCCGCTATCGGACCTCAAGCTATTACTACTGTAATGGTTAAAGGTCTAGATATCAGTATGGGTGATAAGGACGGTGGATTACAGACATGGATCACAGGCTTAGGCTATTTTGGTTCCGCTGTTGTTGCTCCATCACGTGGATTGGCTATTAACATAGCCTAATCAATCGGGAGAACCAATATGGCAATAGCATCGTTCTTAACATATACTGATTCCACGCTCCAGTATGGCGGAGTTAATAAAATTAGCAATGCCACACCAGCTGACGTCCAGTTTTATGATCGTGCTGCCTATAGAAGAATGCAACAGATCGCCACCTCAGACAATCTCATAATGGGAGTGTCTGATCCTGATGATCTGTTAACAGCAGTCTTGTTCCCTAAAGCCAGTATTGAAATGTTGAATATGTTTGAGTTTGGTTGGTGGCCCCTTTATGTAGAACGCACCCTAGGTGCTTTCTACTACAAGACGGATGCACGGACACAACTGACAGTTTCAGCTTTCAATCCCCTACAGTTAGTCAAAGCTAACCAGACATTGATACAGCTAGAATGTTACAAGTCGATAGAAATCTTCTACTCTACCTTGGTAACAGACAACAGCAATATCAATGAAAAGGATGCACAGAACCTACAGTTCTCGCGTAAACGCTTTGAAGAAGAATGGGAAAAGGCTATCCAAGAAAGTTATTTCTATGACCTATTGAATAATGGAACTACTATCGGCACCTATCAGCAGAATTGGATGGGAGATGTCAACTTCTTTGAAGGTGATAGGAGATACTTCTAATGCCATTATACACGACCACACAGGTTCAATCTGCACTGGCTTCAGTCAAGAATCAAACCACAGGAACAAGTCTACTAGAAGTGTTCACTGAGTTTCCTTCTACACTGAATAAAGTCAGCGAGGGTTTCTATGTGGCACGTGTATATCAGGCAGACAGAGTAAAGAATGAAAATGGTATAACTCCTGGAAGTCATATCTATAACATCAAAGATGTTATCGAGATGTATCTGGTAGCCCAACAGGTCAATCCTTCAGTGGATTCGGCACTAGGGGTATTCACTGCATTTCTAGATAACAGTCTTTTTTCAGGATATTTTCTAAGAGAACAGACCATCGAACAGCAGTATGTGAACAATTCAGAACGATATAAAGTTGTATTTGAACTCACGCGATTAGCAATAATATAAGGAAAACTAAAAATGGCAAACTTAAATGTCAGTAGCCCAGCAGGTTTTGTTACACTAAACCTTACTACACAGACCAATGCGTTCTCGATCACAGGATCGACAGCCAGTTGGTCAGCTACAACTGCCAGCGTTATCACTGTGCCAGCACTACAAGACATCACTGTTACAAACAGTAATGGAACTTTTAGATGGGTCCAGATGGATAACACCAGCAGATTCGTAGTAGCTACACCGGCAACTAACAGTTTGAACTTCAATATCGTATTGGATCAGACCAGCTTCTATACAGGAGCAGGATCTACTCCAGGCATATTCAATCTTTCAAACTTAAAGAGTCGTGTCTACTTCCAGTTCTACTGGGGTGGCGTCGATAGTTCTACCGGTGCTGCCAATAGCCGCTATATAGTTGGTTCAGGTTTCGTTACAGGTCTAGCACCTAAAGCGACACCAGATCAACCTGTATGGATGAGCCCATTGGTTATCGAGGTAGATGGAAGTTACTATCCAAATACCCTAGTCTGATCCTAGGTTAGACTAAAGAAGGGCATATCCTACCGGGTATGCCTTTTCTCGTGTAAATATTGGAGATGATATGCGATTTGAAGATCACGACCTATCAGATCTCTTAAGCAGTCTAGAAGCAGAAACTGCCAAGCAGTTGAATGAAATTAGATACGCACAAGATGACCTGATCAAGATAGAAAATAGATGTAAATTCAATCTAGCGTTGATACATTATTTGAAGAAAACATATGGAGATATAAAATGAACTTAAAAGATCTAGCTAAAAACCCTGAATTAATTAAAATCACTATCGATGACAGTGATCTAGTAGAGACCTATGGAGAACCCCTAGATTTCTATACCTATGACAGACAGCCTATGTCCACATTCCTTAAATTCGCCTCAGGTGACAGACAGGACTTTGATCAGATGGCAGAACTGCTACGTGAAATGATATTAGACAGCGAAGGTAAGCCAGTGATCACTGATGGCAGTATATTGCCCAGCAAGGTAATGGTCAGTGCTTTTGGTAAACTAGTCGCACAGCTGGGAAAGTAACAGGCGGGACCTATGATCCTCAGGGTCCCGAAGTATATGCCGCAGTAACATTGGATCAGATGGCGCAAAGGTATGGTCTATTGCCTAGTCAAGTATTAGTAAAGGCCACTACTTTTGATCTAGAAATATTAGATATCGCCAAGAGTTGGGAACGTTGGAGAACAAACAAGACTAATGGTATACATGATGATATCTCCACTGATGTCATGCAACAGGCCATAGCTAAAGTGAGGAAATGATGGCATTACAATCGAAAATAGACACCACTAAGTTGACCTTGAAGCTACAGAAATTGTCAGGATTGGCAGATCGTGTAATGCCTGAGATCTATGACCATTTTGTAAAACTAACTCCAGTCCAAGATCCTAGCAGACCCTATGTCAAGGATTCAGGTTATGCCAAAGCCAATACTAAAAGACAGGGCAGTACTATAATAGCTGATTATGATTATGCCTTTGTGTTAGATGCTGGTAGAGATTTTAGAGATGGTCAAATGAGAGGTAGTGAACAGGCACCTGAGGGCATGACTGGTCCCACTAAGGAATTCGCAATAAAACGTATACCTCAAATAATAAAACAGTTAGGAAAACACAATGGCTGATATTAGCGTAACACTAGGACTTGATGATAGTCAATATACTGGCAAACTAAAACAGATTTCAGCCGCAACTTCTGCTGAATCGCAGAAGATGTCACAGGGCATGAATGCGATTAGTGGCAGCATCCAGGCCTTGAATGCCAATATAGACAAACTGAATCAGCACTTACAAGCAGTGTCAAAGACCACACAACAGATGACTCAGGGCATGAGTCAGCTGGCCGCTCAACTTAAAAACATAGTCAGCGTGGTAGCCGCGGGTGGATTCCTAAAATTAGCAGAAGATCTAACAGGTCTATCCAATCAGATACACAACCTAGGTGAAGCCACTGGTATGGGAACACAAGGTATGTTAAGCCTAGGATTGGCAGGTATCGCGGTAGGCAAGGATCTACAACAGACTGGCATGAGCATGGAGAGGCTAGAAGCCAATGCTGAAAAAGCTGAACTGGGCAATCTAAAATTGAGAGATGCATTCGCCCGGGTAGGTATCAGCATGGGGGATCTTAACAAACTGTCACCTGAGGAAACCTTTAGGAAAATAGTAGAACAGCTGGCCCTTATGACTGATAGTTCAGAAAGAAGTTACGTAGCCACCCAACTGCTGGGTAGAGGAATGGCCACTACTGATTTTGAAAAATACAAAAACAATCTAGATGAGACTGACAAGATCAGTAGAGAACATGCCACTACCATAGATCGCATGAGCGAAGCCTATAACAGCATCAGCCTACAGGTAATGGCACTTAAATTAAATCTAATGGAATTGATAGCACCTTTCGTAGAATTGATTGGTGACAACAGTAAAGGCCTGATAGGTAGTAAAACAGCCGCATGGGCTTTAACTGCCGCATTAACTGCTATCACTGCTAGTGCTATAATATCTGGTCTACGTGCCTTGGGATTAGCCTTTAGTGCTTTAGCCATAGAAACTGCACCTATCACTCTAAGTATATTGGCAGCTGGTGCAGCCACTTATGTTCTAGCCACTGCTATAGATTACGCCTTTGGAACAGAGATATTAAAGAATTTCGAAAAAGGTCTAGATAATATCACTGGCAAATTAAAATCTGTCAGGGAGGATTTTGATTTTGATCGAGGTGCAGGAGAAGGTTGGGATGATACTAAAAAACCTCCCATAACCAGTCAACGAAAATTAAATCCCGAAGAACCCAAGACTATCGCACTACAGGCAGAATTAAAAGCCTATAATGATGCCTTAACTGCACAGAGAGAACGTATTCAATTAGAAATAGATTTCGCGGATAAGAGCGAGGAAACTAGAAAAAGTCGATTGGCTGGATTTGATGAAGATATCGCCAATAAGCGTAAGATCGAGGCCCTACAAACTAGGATCAATGTATTAAGCAGTGAACAAAGGAATATGGTAGGTGTAGATCATAGTGGTGAGATAATGGCCCTAAGGGAGGAGTGGTTTCTCCTAATAGATCAAAAAGCACAGATGGGTGACTTGATCAAACTAAGGACCGAAGCACAGAATAAGGCCGCACTAGAATTAAGTTATATCAATCTAGAGAGTAAGGCCTATCTAGAAAAATTCAAGATTCAAGGACAGATATTTGCTTTACAAAAGACCACCAGTGAACAGAGTCTAGATTCAATCTATAAACAGATACAAGAAGAAGCTAAACTGATAGAAAAGAAAAGACAGGCACAGTTAGGAACAGAAAAACTTCCCGAATCTGAACAAATTGAAATATTACGACAAGTTACAAAAGCCTATCAGGGTGTTATAGCTGAACAGGAAAAATTAAATGCCGCCAGCAGAGATTTTGATGTAGCCTGGGGTAAAAGCATGAAACAGTTTATAGATGATGCTACCAATGGTGCCAAGATAGCTGATACCCTGTTCAAGAGCATGAGCAGTAATATCGAAAGTTATTTCCTCAGCCTGGCGACCAAAGGTAAATTTAGTTTCAATGATTTAATGCAGGCCATATTAATGGATATACTTAAATTAGAAATCAAGGCAGCCACTAGCAGTTTCTTTAGTATGTTTTCAGGTCTAGGTTCCTCCGCAAATCCCGCCAATCCCGCAGGCGGTGGAATGATAGGCACCTTAATGAGTAGCATAGGTAGTTTATTCTCAGGACATGCCGCAGGAGGTTCAGTAGGACCAGGACAGTTCAGCCTAGTTGGTGAGAATGGTCCTGAATTGATCAGAGGTCCTGCCTCAGTGACACCCAATCAGGATATAGGTAGCACTATAGGTTCTGGTGTTACACACAATTACAATATTAACGCAGTCGATGCCAAATCAGTAGCACAGCTATTCTATGAAAATAGGATGACTATGTTTGGCATGACAGAACAGGCACGCCGTGAGTTGCCCATGAGGACTAGATAATGCCAGGATTACAAACTATTATTAACCATTGCGACAGCATCATGATCGATCGCAGACGTGTGATGGGAGTGCAGTTTACTAGATCAGAGATAGCCAAGACCAGCGAGACACCCACACGCAATCCTTGGCGTTTTACTCTAGGCCTATCTGCACAATTGGATTACAACAGCAATAGAGATCTATTAGAAGCCATAGACCATCTAGATCGCCGTTTACCCCAACAGATCAGTTTTAGCACAGTGACTGGTGCCAGTCCAGGACTAAGTTATGTATTCAAATACCTAGCGGGCTCACTGACACAGACACAGCAGAATCTTCTACAGGTGGCCAGTTTTACGGGCAATCAACTGTCATTGACTGGACTGCCCGCCATAGGTGGTTTCTCCAGCAATACCGTGTTGTTCCAAAGTGGAGATCTCATACAGATCAATGGTTACCCCTATCCTTTCACTGTGGTAGGACCAGCCAAGGTAGATGATGTCAATATATTTCCGGGTCCAGTGGTTAGAGGTAACAGTGATACTGTTACATTCACAGTGCATAGACCCAATTTCATCACAGGTTCTGTGGTAGGTTTGGGAGTCAACATAGGAAACAATTGCCTATTCAATATGTTCTGTCAGAATATGCCCATTTATAAACTGGTTCCTGGAGGCAGTAATGCCCTGATAGAATGGCAGTCCAGTTTCCAACTGTATGAATACACAGATGTCAATCCCAGTGATTTACAATATTATTATTATCAGACACAATGAGTAATCTAAGCACCACCATAACCAATTATCTGTCTACCAGTACAGCTATACGTGATGCTGAATTCGTGAGGATAACCATATTCCAACCACCTAGACCTGATGGAACTACGGTGGCAGAAACTACCTACAGTTTCAGCAACAGTTATAAACCTGAAACAGTCACAGACACTTCAGGGATATCCAGTTCAGCAGTAGCTACATTTACTCCTCTAGGTGGTCTATTGACTATCAGTGGCCATCAGAGAGATCTTTCAGCCACTGCCTATGACACGCAGATCACATTGGTAGGGATCGATCAGACCCAGATCAGCAGGGTGCTAGAAGTAGGTCAGAACAGCGATGGTTCATTCCATAGTGGTCTTAAAGGCAGCCAGATACAGATATGGAGAGGCTTTTATGACACAGAATATCAATTGCTAGACAGTCCCCAATTGAGATATACAGGTATCATAACCAGTTATCATATATCAGAAGATAGAAACAGCGATATAGACACATTCGTATTGGCCCTACAGGCCAGCAGTTTTAAGACAGTGTTAGAAAATAGATTCGCAGGTAGACATACCAATGGACAGAGCTGGAATACCTACAACGGTCAAACAGTATTGCCTGACTATAACACTAACGGTATTCCTACCAATGCCAATTATGACAGTGCCATGGATTCGGTCAGTGCTATATACGATGTGACATTTAATTTCGGATTACCAGTAACATCATGATTAGACTAGCCACCATACAGGATAGAGAAAAGATAATAGAGATGTTGGAACATTATCGTGAGGCCAGTCCTTTAGATATCCACCAAACTTCCAATGATAGCAGTGCGAGAAAATTATTAAATCTCCTATTTGAAAAAAATCTAGGTTTGGTATTTCTAGCTGAAAAGAAAGAACAGGTGGTAGGTATGTTGATAGCCATCAAGAATATCAATATCTGGGATCAAGAACGACATTGCCTTAATGAATTGGCCTATTGGGTAGAACCTGAATATAGAGGAACCACTATAGGTTATAGACTGTTAAAAGCCTATCAGAAAGCAGGCGATTACATGATCAGTCGGCAGGAGATCAGCTATTACACCGTGACTAAAATGTCAACAAGTCCTGATTTGAAGTATGGTAAAATGGGATTCACCAAACTTGAGGAGACCTGGGTATGCCAGCAAGCCTGATAGCACCCTTACTAGTAGATGCCGGTTGGAGTGCCTTTGCTGTTAGTGCATCTACCTTCGCGATTAGATTAGTCACTAGTTTCGCCATATCAGAATTAATAAACAAACCTCCTGCCGCTCCACCACCTACGGGCAGTGAGATACAGCTACCTCCCTATACGGATAACAAAGTTCCAGTGGTCTATGGTAGTGCCTTTATCAGTCCCATAATCACTGATATCATATTAAGCCAAGATCAACAGACTATCTGGTATGTGTTGACTTTCAGTGAAGTAACCAGCGGTGGTGCTGTGACTTTTGATGAAGTATGGTATAATGGCAAGCTGATGGTTTTTGATGAGAATAACCCCAATGAGATTATCGGTCTATGGACTAGACCTAAAAAACGCAGTAAATTAGGTGGCAGTATCGAACTAGGACCCTCAGGTTCGATAGGCATGTATTTCTATGGAAATGGTATAGATCCAGGCACTATACATACCACTTGGAGTATATCAAGCAGTAATGGTTATGTGACTACAGCCACTGACAGCCTAGGTCTTACCACTATAGATGCCGTCAGCCTACTACAGAATTCAGGTCTAGATCCCAGCGTGCAATGGACAGCCAGTGATAAAATGAATAACGCGGCTTTCGCGGTATTGAGATTGAATTACAATCCCAATAATGGTGTTACGGGTCTAGGTCAGATCATAGCCAAAGTCCGTAATCCCTTAAACGATCCAGGATTGGTAATACTAGACTATCTGACCAATGACGTCTATGGTTGTGCGGTTCCCTTACAGAATGTCAATACAGCCAGTCTAGCCTTAGTTTCAGAGATAGCACAGAATCCCAAAGAAATAACATTGACAGATGGCACTACGGGCACAGTGACCTTGCAAATAAATGGAGTGCTAGATACCACACAGGATTGCCTTAGTAATCTAAACAATCTAACCTTGGCAGTAGATGGTTGGATACAATGGGATGAGCGATTAGGTCAATGGGGTGTATTACTAAACCAAAGCGTAGAAGAACAGTATGGGGGTAGCATACCTCTAACTAACATAGTGACCAGTGATCAGATCATAGGTGGCGTCAATCTAGTACCAACGGATCTACAGACCAGCCCCAACAAGATCACTATCAGTTTTCCTAATCAAGATATCATAGGACAGACAGATTATAGATACTATTGGTTAGAAAATGACAAGAAATCACCTAATGAACCTGAAAATAACATAGATATTAACTATCCTTTCGTTAATACCAGCACACAGGCTACCTATCTGGGCTATCGTAAATTATGGATGGGTAGACAGGATCTGATCATTAACTTCTCTATGGATTACAGTGGTATACAGTATAATGCCGGAGACGTTATAGCTGTAAATCACGAATGGTATGGATGGACGGCCAGCACCTATAACAGTCTAGTCAGTCCTGGTAAACCATTCCGTATCACGCAGATCAAGGAATCCAAAGATGATAAAGGTTTTCTCAGCGTGCAGATCACTGCACAGAGCCATAATGAAAGCAGTTATTTCCTAAGCAATCCTGCATTTTATACCCCGGATCAATTTGGTGTTTCCACGCTGACCAATTATCTCAGCACGACTTTCCAACCTCAATTTTCATCTATCAATACCAGCAGTGGTGTCTATGTAGTTAACAGCCAAGTGCCTGATTATGGTGTGGCCAACAGCATGGAATTTTGGTATAGCATGACCACTAGCACTATACAGGCAGATACATTTACCCTATATTCAACACAGTATCATAATCCCAATGGTGCCTATCCCGCAGGTTATGTAGAAAATACTCTAGCGGTCAGTTTACCTGCAGGAACCTATTGGTGGGCTACACGAGCTGTGGGACAAAATCTAGTCAGTCAATTCAGTACTGTCAGTGATCCCTTAACGTGGACAGGACCCAGTATCAGTAATAGCACTATCGATGGTGCTAACATATTAGATGGATCTATCAGTGGTAGCAAGATAGTGCAGGGTAATCCTACCAGCAGTCCCAGTAGCAACAAGAGTTTTTGGAATACACTGGGAGAGGTATCAGCACTGAGTCTAGGTGCAGCCGCATTGTATGTGGGTTATAACAATGGTTGGTTTAACAGTCTATTACCTAAAAATCTACAAAGTGGTGGTCTAGGTGGTGCGGGCAATGATGGTGGTGATTTACCTATAGCACCACCAGACGGAGGACCTCCTCTAGTGCCTAAACAGGTAGCGGGAGATGGTAGCCTACAGGATATATCTGGCAATCCTCAACAGGGACAGCAGATAGTCATGGTAGCAGACGCCACACCTCCTTTACCACCAGTCACAGACAATTTGAATTTCCAGGGATACGATGGAGTTAATCCCAGTGATAGCGGTTCAACATTTTCATAAGGAATAACGATGTCAGCATTTGATATAACAGGCGGTGGCAGTGGCGGAGGAGTTTCGGGTCCTACTGATACGGTCTATCCTACAAATTGGAACAAAGGCAGTTTCAATGTAGTAGACAGCGATGGTAAGGTAATCAGTAATGCACCACTAAACAGTAATGGACAGACACAACTGCCATTAAATCTAGGTGCCGGAGATGTAGGACAAAAGAATATCACCAGTTACTTTACAGGTAACAGCCAATTTACCAGTGGTAGCAAAGGTTCATTCAACATGCACGTGGCAGATAAGAACGGCAAAGTATCTGTAAAAAATACCAATCCCATAGTCACACAGATAGTGGCAGGTCCAGGTATCTATATCAGTGCACCTAATGGTCAAGGAGTAGTTACTATATCTACTTCACCTCTCAATACCAGTATTAACACTGATACTCTCTATGACATAGTCTATACCGTTAATGATGGTAGCCTAACTAATACACCCAATCAATTTCTAGCAGTAGGTGCTAATGGTGCCAATCTCAGTAGCAGAGATGGACATAATTGGGTAAATCATGCTAGGACATCGGCCACTATTACCTGTGTCAGTGCTGTGATAGATAATGGTGTTATGAATTTTAATGGTGTAGGTAGCCTAACAGGTTCTCCGGAATCTATCTATGGTCAATTAGGCCAGAATGGTGATTCTATGAGTTCGATCACTAGCCTTAATCTAGCCAATCCACAGACGGGCGAAGTGCCTAATACCACATTTGCTTTTGTAAATTCTGGACCCAGCGAGATTATAACCAATCCCCAGTTAGGTAATACAGGAACAGGAACTACGGTAGTAGTCACCACAGGAACTAGTGGAACTTCTACCTCGGTTACATTTGCCAACGGTGGTGCATTCCAAGTTTATTTCAATCCTGGAGGTAATAATTATTCTTCAGCTGGAGATTTTACTCCTACCTATACCAATCTCACACTAGCCTATAGCTATCTCGCTGACGTATATTATTATTTCTCAGCGGGCACAGCGATCAATCTAGTGCCCACTCCTACTTGGAATCAAATATTTGAAAATTATATGGCTATTCCCTCAGGCAATGTAGCCAATGCTAGTATGGATGGTTCTTTTGAATTTTATATGGATGGAGTATTGGTTACTAACGGCGATTTAGAATATAGTCCTACAGGAAATAATAATAATTCCTGGTTTGTATTGGACATAACACCTAATTTGAATACTGTGGGAGGCGGTCTAGGTAATGTTTTCATAGGAGCTTATCCTTTTTCCATAGTGCAGGGAAGACGTTATACCTATACTATAATAGTGAATGCACAAAGTTACATAGGTGGTGGAACTTATTCTGGACAGCCTACATCGATCACTTTTAATCTCACTGGAAACATAACTTGGAATTAATATGACAATACTTTATCTCACATTCGGTAGCAAAGGCAGTATATGGAGACGTGTGCCTAACAATCAATCAGGGGTCAGTCAACTACAAGCTGAATCCAGCGGAGTCACAGAAGAATTGGGTACAGCCTGCAGTGATGTAACCAGTTCAGCCACCACTTTCTCAGTTTGGGTAGTAGGTAATGGTGGTAGCATACTTAAAAGTTCTAGGACAGGTAATCTAGCTTCTACCTGGAGCAAGGTCCATACCGCAGGTAGTGGTCTATATGGTATCTGCTATGATGGTGTAGGTAAATGGGTAGCAGTAGGCGGTAATAACCTAGTGGTAACCAGCAGTGATGGCACCACATGGATTGATAGTTCCGGTGCGTATCCAGGTGCCACTTGGAATAGCATAGTATATGGTAATGGTCAATATGTTGCCGTAGGTAGTGTGCAGGTTATGGGTAATCAACAGGGTGCTGTCATGACCAGCCCAGATGGTGTTACTTGGACTAAAGGAAACGCAGGAGTCAAAGATGCACTATTAGGTGTAGCTTATAGTCCCGATGTTAATGTATTTGTAGCCTGTGGTAGTAATGGTGCACTGGTCAGTGTAGATGGAGATTAATAGATGAACTTTCAACCCGTAAGCCAAAATGGCATAACACCACCTAGTCAATATAGGACCAGAGACAGTGATTTTGCCTTTATAGTCAGCACTACCAGCACTCTTTATGGTAATCCCGTAATACTTAAAGCTGTCAGTAATGCACAGATGTATAAAACTGTGCCTGTAACATTCTACAGCCTGAATAACAGTATCAGCACCAGCACTCCTGTGGTATTAGGCACCAGCACTTTCAGTGATAATATCTCAGCAGTGTTAGTTACCAGTTTTATTCCTACTGGCACCAATAGGGTCTATGCCATATGGCCGGGTGAGAATGCCTATGCGGCTAAATCTACAGAAGGCGTGCCTAACATAGTCACAGTGGCGGTAGGTCCAGATATAGGAGGCAGTCTAACTCTCTCCAGTAGTCCTAACAGTAATTCAATAGTAGAAGGAGAAGGATCAGTCACTTTTACCGCACACATGACCACAGGAACAGCATTAACTAACAACATCTATTTCTATGCAGATGGCCAACAGATAGCCAATGTCACTATGCAGAATAATTATGCCACGGTCACAGTAAGCAATCTAACGGCTGGCACACATCAGATCACTGCCAGCTGGCCAGGTATTACTTTATCAGGCACTACCTATGCAGGTAAAACTTCAAGTGTAAATTATACCGTAAAGGCTGGCACCACTATATTGGGTAACATGTCTTTAACAGCCACTAACAGCTATGGAGTGGTCAATGAATATGGACCTAGCCTAGTGGCACGTATTAATACTTCAACCAATCTCACAGGGCTGGGTCAGGTCAGTTTTTATAATAATTCACAGTTAGTGGGACAGAGTTCGGTCATAGCTAACAATTACAGCACACTACAGGTAAATGCACTATCACTAGGAACCAGCACCTTATATGCGGTTTGGGATGGTAACAGTTCAAGCCATCCTAGATATCTACCTATAACCAGTAACAGTATCATATTCAACGAAGTGTCTAGGGCCACTATACCCAATCTCACACTGACCTTGACTAGCGATGAAACTCCTATAGTCTATGGATTTAGTAATATCACCCTAACGGCTAATGCCAATCTGCCAGCTAGCCAACAGGTGGTAGGTGATATTGAATTCCTAAATGGCACGGGAGTATTGACCACTGCCACTTTCAACAACAATGTGGCCACTGTAACTATTCCTGCACCTAACACAGGCACCTACAGCGTCAGTGCTTATTATGCGGGTAGTGAAACTGCACCTAAATTCTATTCAACACAGACTACTGCCACACAGTTTACTGTGCAGAGTGCATTTAGTTTGGCAGCCAATCAGTTCTCATTGACTACTCCAGGAACTTCTCTTTCAGAAGTAAATCTACAAAATCAACAGTATACGGTTTCTATACTGACAGGAACCAGTGCCACTGGTGTCGTGCAATTGGTTGAAGTTACACCTTACACTAACACTACTGGCACAGGATATAATATAGGCCTAAACAATTTTGCCATACGTAGCGGAACAGATACAAGTGTAACTTTATTAGCAGAGGCCAGTAATCAATCGAATGGGTATCAATCCTATGATGTGTTAACTATAGATTGGCAAAATACGGAACAGTATTGGATTGAAATATCTACCAATATACCTTTAGTTACAAATGAATATATCAGTTTAGGTAATAGTTTTCCATTTTCAGGAGATGCTTCTCAAGAATTCTATACTGGTTCTGGAGAGGCTTGGGTACCTTTCTACGATGGTTC